GCAAGCCTACACCGACACAATCGACCTCGAAAGCGATCGTGTCTATCTGGCGAACTGGCCGGTGGGGCCCATCGCCTCGGTGTTGCTCGACGGCCTCGTCTTGCCTCCGGCCGTCCCCAACGCCACATCGCCTTGCCTGGGCTGGTTGCTTCGACCGGGCGACGTCGCGCCGCCGGGACGTCCGCAAGCGCTCGACGTCTTTGGGCGTTGGCGCGGGCGGCGTCGGCAAACGCTCGTCGTCTCCTATCAGGCGGGCTACGCCGTGTATGGAGAAAGCGCGACGGCGCCCTCGGCGGCGCCCTATCAGATCGTCGCCGCCGCGCCCTTTGGGCCCTGGGCGAGCGATCTCGGCGTCGTCTATGCGTCGTCGGGGCTTGGCTTGCAGAACGTCGTCGGCGTCCCGGCGCAGGGGCAATATACGGTCGCCGCCGGCGTTTACCGCTTCAACGCCGCCGACGCGGGAGCGGGCCTTTTGTTGGCCTACGGATTTGTCCCGCAAGACTTGGTCCAGGCCGCCACCGAACTCGCCGCCGAACGCTTCCGCGCCGCCGACCACATCGGCCTCAGTTCCAAATCGCTGGGCGGGCAGGAGACGATCAACTATGTGTCCTCCGCCATTTCGGCGCCTGTCATGGCGCTGATGGCGCCCTACAAGCGCGCGGCCTTCTGATGTTGGCGACGATCGAGGGCGCCGAGGCGCTCGACGTGAAATTGGCGACCCTGCCCGCCGATATGCTGGCCTTGCTGGAGGCCAAGGCGCGCGCCCTTGCAGAGAAACTCGCCGCGAAAGTGCGCGACGACAAGCTGTCGGGCGGCGCGCTTCAGACGCAATCAGGCGCGCTGAAAGCCTCCATCGTCGTGGACCTGTCGACGGACGGCGGTGCTGTCTGGGCGATGGTGGGCTCGGTCGGCGACGTCAAATACGCGGCGATTCAGGAATATGGCGGACGGACGGCCGCGCATCAGATCTTGCCCGACAAATCCTCCGTCCTCACCTTTCTTGTGGGCGGGGCGATGCGCTTTGCTCGCAGCGTTCAACATCCGGGCTCGTCGCTGCCGGCGCGCGCCTATCTGTCCTCATCGCTCGACGAAATGCGCGACGAGATCGTCGCCGAGCTGGCAAGCGCGGCGAATCAGGCATGGGAGGCGTGATGAGTCGCGAAGCCGCATTCTCCGCTTTGTTTAATCGTGTCTCCGCGGCCTACGCCTGGGGCGTCGCCTCGCGCCGCATGAAGCTGTGGAGCGAAGTGCCCGCCACGTTGCGCCCTGCCCTGTTTCAGTTGGAATCCGGACCTGAGACCTATCAGTGGACTTCGCTGGCGACGCCGCGGCGCAGTTTCGAGGCCAAGCTGTTTCTCTATTTCGACGCTCGCGATCCGTCTTGTCCCGGCGCCGTCGCTATCAACCAAGCGCTCGACGCGCTCGACGCGGCGCTGACGCCCACCCGGATGGACGACGCGCGCGGACGCCAGACGTTAGGCGGGACCGTCTACGACTGCAAAATCGTCGGCGTGCCCGTGCGCGATCCCGGCGATTTCGACGGCGACGGCCTTGCGGTCGTGACGGTGCGTCTCGTCGCGCCCTGAGTTCCGATTCCTCCGCTAAGGATTGGAAGGTCGCACGGCTCGGCCGTTTCAGTGTTTTTCGACGAAAGGACAAAAGCCAATCCCGTCACGCGGGATCGGGCGCCTCCAAGCTTCACCGCTCGCTTTCACGGATCGCCTCACGGCGTCGCCGCAAACAACTACGGAGACAGATATGTATGTGTTCGGCTCCGGCGTGCTGATCGGCACGCCCTCCGGCGGGTCGCCGATCAACTTCGGCCTCGCCCAGGAAGTGACGCTCAATGTCGCCACGACAACCAAGGCGCTTTACGGGCAAAACAACTTTCCCGTCGCCATAGGCTCGGGCACCCGCAAAATGTCGGGCAAGGCGAAACTCGCACGCATTTCGGGCCAGGCGCTCGGCAATCTGTTCTTCGGCGTGAGCCCCTCGGTGGGCGGGACGCAGACGCAGTTCGGCGAAACCGTGTCGGTCCCCGCGACGGCGCCCTATACCTATTCGACGACCTTTCACGCGACTTTCGGCGCCGACATGGGCGTCGTCTACGCCGCGACGGGGCTGCCTTTGAAGGCGGTCGCGGCGTCCCCGACGGCGGGGCAATATAGCGTCGCGGCGGGCGTCTACACGTTCAGTTCGGCGGACGCGGGGGCGGCGGTGCTGGTCTCCTACACTTACGGCGTCACGGGGACGGGCGAGAGCATCGCCGTGCTCTCGCAGCCGCTCGGGCCTTCCATCACCTTCTCCGCCAATCTGTTCGCCTCCGACCCGACCACCGGCAAACAGTTTTCGCTGTATCTCTACAATTGCGTCGCCGAGAAGCTCAGCTTTGGCACAAAGCTCGAAGACTTCGTCATGCCGGAGTTGGACTTCCAGTGCTTCGCCAACGCGTCGGGACAGGTCTGCCAGCTCAACTTCGGGGACGCGGCTTGAGCGAGGAAACCTTTGCGGTCGAACTGGCGGGCCGGCGCTGGACGCTGCCGCATCTGCCGTTCCGGCTCATCAAAGAAATACAGCCGGCGCTGTTCAAAGCTTATGCCGACGCTGGCGAAGGCGCGCTGAACGAAGCGCAGATCGACAATCTCGCGCATTGCGCGTGGCGGGCGATCGCGCATGTCGAGCCCGCCTTCACGTTCGATGATTTTCTTTCTCTGCCCTTCTCCGTCGCCGATCTGTTCGCCGCCCTGCCCGCGGTCGCGCAGGCGGCGGGCTTGCGGCCGCAATTGGCGACGCCGGAGGCGTCGCCCTCTTCGGGAAAATCGATTTCGACGCCCTGATCGCCGAGGTCGTCGCTTCTACGGGCTGGACCTGGGACGAGGCGCTGGACGGCCTCACCGTACCGCGCTTCGTCGCGCTGCGGGCCGAATGGCGCCGCCACCCTCCCGCCGCTTGGTTGCTGGCGGCGGCGTTTCGCTACCGCGCGCCCGACGCCGACGCGCGGCGGCCGAGCGTCGCCGAGTTGCAGGCGGCGCTCAACTGACAATCAAGCGGAGGACACATGACCGACGCCAATGTCGCCGTCAATTTCAGCGCGTCCACCGGCGATCTGGAGGCGGGGATCGCCGGCGCCCGGGAGGCGCTGGCGAGCCTCGCCGCGCCGATTGCGGAGATCAACGACAAATATGCGGCGCTCGGCGCCGCGCTGGCGGAATCGCACGCCAAAGCGGCGCAGGCGGTTCGCAGCGGCGACAACGCCGCTTACGCCGACGCGCTCCGGGCCGCGCAGGAGGCGATTTCCGGGCAAATCAAAGCCGAACAGGACGGGTTGCGCGACAAGCTGTCGGCCTACGCCGACGACGCGCGCAATCAGCGCATGTCGGAACAGGAGAAGGTCGAAGCCTCCCGCAGCGCCATTGAACAAACCTACGCCGCCGAACTGGACTTGATGGAGCGCCGTCGCGATCTGGCGACTCAATCGCTCTCGCAACGCCAACGCATCGACGAGCAGATCGCCCAGCTTGAGCGCAACGAACAGCGCCAGAACGCCCAGCTAAATCAGGAATCGCTCGACGAGTTGACCCGGCAATATCAAGCCTACGGAAGTTCGGTCTCCACCGCCTTCAACGGCCAATTGCGGGGATTGCTCGCGGGCACGACGAGCTGGGGGGATGCGCTCAAGCGCACGTTGGGCGACGTCGTCCTCAGCTTTATCGAAAACGCCGACACGATGACGATCAAGTGGCTCGCCTCGGAAGCCGCCAGGACGGCGGCCACGACGTCGGGCGTCGCCTCCCGCACCGCGTCGGAGCAGGGCGGCGCGGCGGCGTCGCTGGCGTTGCAGGGCTCGACAATCGTGCGCTCCATTCTGAGTTCGGCGGCGGAAACGTTCGCCGGCGTGTTCGGTTTTCTCGCGCCCGTCCTGGGTCCGCTCGCGGCGGGGCCGGCGGCGGCAGCGCAGGCGACCGTCGCCAGCGTCGCGGGCTCGGTCGCCTCCGCCGATATCGGCATGTGGAGCGTGCCGGGCGACATGCTGACG